GCCGGGATCAAAGCCGGTGAGGGCCAGATCGAAGTCCATGCCCTGCAAGTCGCCGAGTTCGACCTTCAACAGATCAATGTCCCATCCGGCATCAAGCGCCATCCGGTTGTCGGCAATGACATAGGCGCGCTTCTGGGCCTCCGTCAGGTGCGCCGCCTCAACGCACGGAACTTCCTTCAGTCCCAACTTGTTCGCCGCCAGGACGCGCCCGTGGCCAGCCACGATGCCGTTCTTGCCGTCCGTCACCACCGGGTTGATGAACCCGAACTCCTTGATCGATGACGCGATCTTGGTGACCTGGGCCTCGGAGTGCGTCCGGCTGTTGCGGGCATACGGGATGAGGTCGGCGGTTGGAATCAGCTTATAGGTCAGCATTGCTGTCCTTTTTATTGTCGGTTTTTGTGACTGCCCTAACGGCAAGTTCGATGTATCGCGGAATCGGCTGCTTGCCGGTTTCGTAGGCGCGGAATGTGTTGCGTGCGAGGCCGAGGGCTTCTGCGGCCTTGCGCTTCGATAGGGCAACGGAGGTGCGCCATTGGATGAGTTCGTCTGGTGTCATGCGGCGCAATATAGAGCAAAAAAAACCCCGCCACAAGGGCGGGGCTGAGTTGCTGCGGCGGGAGGAGTAAACCGCAGCGGGGAGAGATTACCAATACGTCATCTTAGGCACGGTGATGCCTAAGCGTCTTGCCTTTTCCCTCATCTCGCGGAAGGCCTTCAATTCGTTCTGCCGGATGCGTTCGCGGGTGACGCCATAGTCCTTGGCGATCTCTTCGAGCGTCCTTTCCGATTCGCCGGTGAGGCCGAAGCGGGCTTCGATCATGGCGCGGCGGCGTGGGTGAGTGATGGCCGCGACCAGCTTGGCAAGGAGCGGCTTATCCACTTCCAGGCTCGATGGTGCGGCGATCTGGGCTAGTTGCTCGGCGTCGATCTCTGCCTCGATGGAGTTGCGGGCGGTGAGCAGGTCACGCATGTGGTGCGGCCAGAGTTCTTCCGGCTCGGTGCGGAGTGCGGAGGAGATGTCCATTGCGAGTTCTGACCAGTCACCATTGGCGATGGGCTTTAGCTTGAAGTTGAGAAGTTCGCCAATGCGTTGAGGCGTGGTGCCGATGAACTTGGCGAACTCGGCTTGTGATTTGAACCCTGCGGCCTTGATGGCGCGAAGGAGTCTGGCATTGCGAACGGTGACTTTGACGGCGAAGTCGGTCATTCGGTCCTCGTGACTTTGGTGCCGATGATGCCTCTCAGGCTGATCTTGCGGCACTTGAAGCGGCGTGGGTGATGGTATCGGGCGGCATCGTGCTGGAGCGATTTGGAACTCCGACCTGGAGCGAAGAACGATTCACCGATCTCGACGGTGCGCCACGGATATTTAGGCGGGCGTCCGTTGGGTTTAGGCATTGTAGAAGCTCAGATCGAAGCCGTAGTAGGGTTCGGCGATGACGCGGTTCAGTGGAGAGTGGATCGAGGCGTCAATTGCCCACTCGTAAGGGCCAGCTTCGAAGCAAACGCCCCAGCAATCTGTTTGCGAATGGTGCCTCTCTTGACCGGGACTATGGATGGCGACCTCGATGTCTGGCTTCATGCCTTCGGCTTTGGCCTTTGCCACGCACAGGGCGTGAACGGCAAGGGCTGCTGCGTGTGCGTTCTGTGCGGTCCAGATGGCTGTGCTGACCAGATTGGTGAATTCGGTGTCGGTCACTTGGAGGCCTCCTCTGCCCGATAGACAATCCAGATCGAACGTGCGCGGGGCGTCAGGTTGCCCATGCTGATTGCCATGTCGGCCATGCGGATGCGTGCGGCTTTGGACTTGGTGTGGCGGCGCATCTCCTCGATGACGAGGATGGCTTCCTCGCCAGTCTGTGGCGGCTTGCGGGGGCGGGTGGAGAGTTCGGACATTGCTGCGTGGCCTTTGGCGATGATGTCGGCTGCGGTGGTCATTGGTGTTCCTCCTGTTGGGTGGGTGGGTGAGGGGCGCGTGGCCCCTCGGTTAGGCAACCAGCTCGGCGCGGAAGTTGGTGAGGCCAGCGAACCCGAAGGCCACCGCATCGCGCTTGGCGCGCTCGATGCCAGCCTCGGGCGACTTGCGCCATGTGAAGCATTCGAGAACCGAACCATCTGCGCGGTCGGCGAGGATGCGGTAGGAAGAGGAAGAAGCGAGAAGCATGTTGCCCTCCTTGGGCTGTGCAGTGGCGGGATTGCCCTGCGCTGTTGATGTCCCCTTATCCCATACCTTGCAGAAATATGCAAGCCCCATGTTGCAGAAAAGTGCAAGAAAGCGCCATCCCGATAAATGCTAATCCTAAGCCTTTGAAATTGCTAGGCTTTTAATTAACGGCCTATATAGCCGTGAGCATCAAAAACGCCAAAAAATAGCAGATTTGCTTGTGCTTTCAATGGCTTAGGCAAATCACGGCATTAAAGGCAATTAAATGATTTATGGGTGAAGGCGGAAGGGGAGACCCGGACGGGTGGCTGGTGGTAGGTGGTGGGGTGGTGGTACTGTAATATATATAAATAGTATAATTCTCTCTATATATATACAACACTAGCAACATCAAGCACTTGCACGATCCATTTAGGGGTGACGCCCTACCCTCGAATAAGGCCCCTTAAATAAGAAAAGGCCCCGGATCGCTCCGAGGCCCTGCCACTAGCACATGTCCCTAGGTCAATCTTCCGTGGCCTCCGGTGCCGGGATGAACCACGCCATGCGAGGCCTTCCCCGCTGTCCCTTGTTGGTGTGGCGGCATTGGATGCCGTAGTCGGCAACCAGCTTGTCCATCACCTGGCCCCGGTCTCGGAGCGTCAGGGCGTCGAACGCGGATATGCGGTTGCCCAGTTCTGCCTCCGTCAGCCCCTTGAGACCTGATGACCGAAGCTTGGCAATGACTGCCTTGCAGATCGCCTGATGGCTGCTCTCGGCCATGTTGTCACGGAACATGGCGATTGCGCGCCGGTTGTAGAACCTGACATAATCAATCGCCCACTGCATGGGCTCCGGTCCAATCTCGGTCTCGCCCAATGACCTAGCGACAATCAGGCTGATCCGCATGGCAATCTCGCGGCTGCGGTTGTACATCGCCTCAAGGCCGGTTTCGTTCTCGCTCTTGATCGCTCCGACCAGTTCTGCCTCGTAGTCCCGCAAGATGTCCATTGCTGGCCGTGTAAACGGCACCTCGACGGGATCTGGCGGCATGTCATAGGTATTGGTGCCGGTCAGGTTTCCGGCCCCAGAGTGCGCCTGTGCCTGTTCCTGGAGCCATCCGATGATGCGGTCGCCAATCGGCACGATCCGCCGCTCCTGGCTCATCTGAACGCCAATCTCAGACTTGACGATCAGGAAGCGGTTCAAGAGGCCAGACGCGATGTCACCGCCTGAGATGGCCCCATAGAACTCGCTGGGCGTAGACATGCCTAGGAGCGTCAAGGACGGCCTTCTGATCACCTTCTCGAATGCCTCTGCCTGTTCCTTCGTCAAGCCGATGGTGGCGTATCCTTGTGGCCGCAAGACGCCATCCTGCCGACCGAAACATTCCATGATGGCCGTGAGACTATCGGCCTTGTGCTGCATCGAGCGGTTGGCGGCGCTCTTGAGGGTTCGCCCCAACTCATCGATCACGGAAACGTGAATGGGCCGGGAGATGAGAGCCGAGAAGACGCCGCTGGCGCTGGTGTAACCGGCTGGCCCTAGCAGATGCCCTAGCTGGGCTGCATCAAGCATGGCCTCGATGACCGTCTTGGCGTGTTCCTTGCCGCAACCAGTCTCGCCAATATTGAGCAGATACAAATTGCTAAAGTTGCGCTGGCTGGTTGTCCATCTCCGCCCCATTGCAACAGCACCAAGAGCAATCGCGGCTTGCACGGCAAACTGCGGCTGCGTCTTGATGGCGGTTGTTTCGTAGTACCGCACAACGTCTTGGAGCACGCCAGGGATCGAGAGCAGGTGCGCCGGGATAGATGCCAGCGGATTGTCTGGCGTAACAGTGGTGGTGCGTTTTGAAGGCAGCACGCCGGGAGTTGCCGCCTTGCCGTGGTCAGTCTCGGCTTGCTTCTCGGGCGTCCACTCATGGCTTGGATCGGTCGTGATGTTCAGAAAGAGGGCTGCGTTCTTGATCGCCGCACTCATGTTCCCGGCGTGCTCGAACTGTAGGTAAAGCTCGAAGCAGTCGAAGGCGTGTTCGTTGCCGAATGGATCGGAACCGTGATGGCTGAACGCCGTGTTGTTGTCGAAGACGTTGCAACCGGCCAGCTTGGTTCCGCTGTTCGGGCTTAGATACCGATTCGGTGCGGTGCGCTTGTAGCCATACTTGACCAGCAACTCTCCGATATTGTGCGCTGCATTATAGGCATCGATGACCGATGTGCCAGGATTGGGCGCGCGAACCCGAACCGGGGCTTGATACTCAGGCCTGACCTTCCACGGGCATAGGTCCATCATTTGCGGGCGCAACTTGTCCCATTCGTCCCACATGACTTGAAGTTGCTTCGGCAGGATCGGAATCTGGTCGAAGGGCAACCCTTCCCACACATAGGGCTGCATCGTGTCGGGATGGATCGACGGCGGCAGGACATCTTGCACCGGGCCACCGCGCAACTCGAAGACAGTCGTGTTGCCCCGGCCATCCTTGTTCGGCCATGCGATGGAATGGCGGGATAGGTCATCCCGATGGGCGCGGAAGATCAGTTTGCCTCGCCCCTCCCGGCCCCGGATTCTAGCGGTTGATGCCATCAAGGCGTCTAGATCAAGACCCAGCCCCTCGAAGATAATCCTCGTCCATTCCATGTGATCGATGTCGATCGCGCAAGTGCCGGTCCATTGATGGATGAGACCGACATTCCAAGTCGGATTCTTGGAATAGAAGTCGATGGCACCTTGGCCGGTGAGCG